CTATCATTAAAAGCTATAGTCATTGAATCCGATGCCTGTTTGTACCATTCCTTAAACTTCTTTGCTTGGTCAGAAGTATCCCCTACAATAGTAAATGTAATCGTAGTGTCCTTGTAGTAAGGAACTAAAACAGTTGTTGAGTCTCCTAACTTAGGATTTTTCTTCAGTGCCATGCGTAAATGGTATTGGCTTGAGCATGACGATATTACTAACAGTAATAGAATTAGTTTGATTCTCATTTGTATACGATATTAAATAGTAAGCCTCTAGCCACAAGTATGGCAATAACAAATATAAATGAACCTGTAGCAATATAAATCACTCCTACAGTACATAAGGTTTGTAATACCTTTGATAAGTGCCAAAAATCATGGAACATTGGAAAGTATCTATGAAACCAATCAAACTTAGGTGCTTCTGCTGCCTCCTTTGAAAAGAAGTATCCGTAGTTCTTGTAAGCATCATGATGCACTATTGAATCCGACATTGCATTTAAGCAAGTCTGTAGTAATAATAAGATTGCAAATACTATCATAGTTTTATTGTTTTTTGTTTTTTGTTAGCAGTTCCATTTACGAAGTGCCATAATTTAATTATTAGCAAGGTTTAAAATAAAGTTCGTGCTCTGCTTTTCTTCTGCGAGTCAAGCCTGCCAAAACATTTCCTGCACCTTTATTCCAACGGCTAAATTCTGCTGCAATAGTAGGGTCGTTAGGGTTAATATTTACCTTCTTTAATAGTGTAGAACTCTTTAAGTTACCTGCTCCACAGTTATAACAGAAAGATACCAATGCTGAGAATTGATTAGCATTAAGTGTATCAACTGCCATAGCATCAACTGCTAACTCGTACTGCCCCATAGTATCGGCTAATAACTTCTCTGCTGCCTCCATTGACAAAACAGGGTCAGTCATCTTTACCTTACTACCATCGCTGTATCTTGTTGAACCGTAGCCTATAGTTATTGGTAGTCCACCTGTTGCTGGGTCTACATAAGCCTTTGCGCTAAATCCTTCAAAAGATTTAATTAAGTCTAATCCTGCCTTATTTATTTTATTTACTTTCATATAAATATATTATGTAAAAAGCAATTGACCACAACGCTGTGAGGATTAGTACAACTTTAACTATCTCCTTATTAGTTGATGGAATCTCTTCCACTATTGCTACTTCTTTAAAAATTGTTTAAACAAACTCTTACCTGTAATATCTCTAAAATTTTCGTCTAAACTCTTAACTTCAATAAAAGCTATTAATCCACTTACTATCTTTAGTACCTCTATGTCAACTAAGAAATTCTTTTGGAATACATGAGCCACTAAAATAGCTATCATGTAACCTATTCCTTTAGTAACTGTTGGTCGCATCTTTTTGCTTAATATTTCTTCTCCTCTTTTTTGAGCTGCCAATATTCCTGTTACAAAATCTGCAATTAAAATAAAACCTATAGCCAACATCATAGGAAAAGCTGGGCTGAAATAGCTGATAAAATATGCAGCTAACGGTAGTGAGTATTTTTGAAATATTTCTTTCATTGGTTAAATTTTAAAATAGTAAAAAAAGGGCTATTAACCCCCTTTTTCTATTAATTAGTTTACTACTTCCGCCTCTTCTACGTCTTTGGGTTTTTGCTCTTCAATTATTTTATTAATAAATTGCAATAACGGTAAACCAAATTTAGTTGGCAGCTCTTGGATAAACATATCCAATTCTTTCAGTTTTTCTTCGCTTAATGTAATCATAATTTTTATAATGTGCTTGTAAAAGTAATACTTGGATTTAATATTTGCAACTTACTGATATACATATCGTGTAAATCTGCTAAAATATTTCCAATAAATAATGTATCTTCTTGAACATCATTCATTATTGAATTCATTGTTTCGTTATAAACAAATGATTGGATGTACCCTTGATTTACAATTACACCATCAACTTCTTTTGTGCCTAAAAAAGCATTGTAATTTACAGTTAGTAAACTTACTTTCGTACTTGTCTGTGTTTCATTACTTGTAGCTATGAAACTTGCTTGATTTAATTTTATCATTTTATTTTTTATTTAATTATTATTTACATTGCTAAATGTACTACTCTTTTCCAGCCCGTACCGTCATAAAAACAAGGTGCTAACTGATTAGTATTATAAACCATTAAGCCGTTGGCTGGTGCTGCTATTGCTAATATTTGCGCTTCGGTCATTCGTGGCATTAAAAAGCCTTGTGTTGTGCTATCTATTTGCACTCTTGCACTTGCGTTTATTGTTCCACTTGCGGCAAATAATGAAGAGGTAAAAAAGGATAAGTTTCCCGTTGAAGCGGCAATATTTAATGCAGTTACAAAATTGTTTGAATCATTTATATTAAACATTCTTGCAGTATTAATATTTGCAATTCCGTTTGTAGTTAATGTTCCAACATTAACCGCACAATATCCGCTATCATCAGCCAACCTAAAATCAATTGCCGCACCGTTGCGTTTAATCATTGGAAAAGAACTTGTAACTCCTTCTAATTGTAATCTTTGAAATAATACTGTATAATAATTTCCTACTCCGTTAGAAAAACCAATATTTTTAGTTGAAAAATTATTATTCCAAATTTCAATAGGAGTTGAACCGCCTTGCCAATTACTTATTCTATTATTATCGTGGTCAATTGCTATATAAGTGCCTATTCTTGTTTGGGCTTTTAATACATTAAACTTACTAACCCCACCAACTTGCAAATCTATTAAATTATGAATAATTCCATTTAATGCCGTTTCGGTTGCATTTAAGAATAATCCTGTTAAAGTACCTGTTTGAGCACCGCTGTTATTAATAGTATATGCTACGTTAAATAGTCTTGGCGTAGTTGCTCCTGCTGCTAAGTTAACAGTTCTTGATAAGCCTACTGCCTCTGTGCTTAGTTGAAGCAAAGAAGAAGTACCCATTCCATCAGTTACTGCACGAAGTGTAGCATCAAGTGGTGTGTTAATTGTTGTCGCATCGAGGTTAAGTATCCCACGATAATTTTGCCCTATATTTTGATTATAAATGTTCATATTTATGCGTATATTAAATTAGTTTTATTTTTATTTTGCCCTACTAACATTGCTGTTAATGTTGTGCGTTTTATATTATATATTTTAGAAGCCTCTTTTATAGAATTATAATATATTCCATTTATGTGGTTAAATATTATTTTGCTCTTTGCTTTAGAAACACTTTCTTTTGTTTTTTGAGAGCATGGTCTTCCAGTGTTAGCAGCTATTACAGCTATTTTAGTGCTTTCTAACATTTTTCGACCAACATTTGCAATACTAATTTTATTTTTATGCTCTTCAGATAAAGGCTTTCTTTTCCATGCCTTCATTTTTAATTTAGTTTCATCAGATACTATTCTTCCTTTACCTTTAATGCTCATTTTCAGTTTAGTTTCTTCCGAAGCTTTTTTCCCTAAATTAGCATTTCTAAGTTTTTGTTTTGTTTCTTCCGATACTTTACTTTCTTTAGCTCTTTTTTGTTGAGCGTTCTTCATATTCTGTATAGTTTCTCCAGTAGGCTTCCATTGCCTCATTTTTTCAACTGTTTCTTGTCTTGTTGCTTGATATTTATCTCCAAACTTAGGAAGCTTGCAATTCATACCATTGACACCTATAACATCATATAGACAACCATAATAATACTCTTTTTCTAATAAATTTTCTTTCGTACAATTTTCAACTATTTCAAATATATGATTTTCTATTCCATATTTTAAAAAAGAATTATATAATATTGTTTGGCTTTTAGAAGACACACCTCTATATTGAGTCAATCTTTTCTTGTAATTAATTGAACTGCCTATGTAAATCTTACCGCTAGGGCTTGTGATTTTATACACACAAATTATACGCTCTTCTTTACTCATAATGCATTATTACTTGGTAAAATTATTTCATCATACTGAATCATTTCAGCTATTTCTTTTTTACTAAACAAGCTACTCGTGTCTTGATTTACAATTAGCCAGTTTTTACCATCAACGTCAACTATTGGATTTGCGTAATCATTAGTTGCTTCATCATTAGGCAATCCTAATAACTTGCAACATTTGTCATCTAATTCTTTAAATT